ATCCGTTTAATGTAGCTAACATATTGTCGATGTCGAAAGACAATCCACGGTTAACAAACACAACGTTTTCTTCGATAGCTCCTTGTTTGTCCAAACGAGATACGATAGAATCCCAATCAGATAAAGTAGTTGGTGTACCACCTCCCCAAACGTTTCCTCTTTGGTTTACAACGTAGAAGATACCTTCAGAACCACCTTGACCATTTCCTCCAAGTACAGCTGCTGCACCAGAGTTGTTTTGAGCAGGAACTGCTTCAATCATAGCTGTCTCTAAGTAATCTTCGAAACGTAAACGAGTTTCGTGCTCTGATTTCAAATACCATAAGTATCCAGTAGCTCCGTTTTCAGTAGTTACTTCAACCCATCCAATTTGAGCCATATCAGAACCATTAACAGCATACTTATCTTTGATGATAATTGGTTTGTTGCTGTAGATGTCATCTTCTGCTTCTAATGAACCAACCATTCCGTTAGTTCCTTTTTTGAACTCAGAACCGTAAATGAATACAGTACATTGAGTAGACACAGCAAAAGCTTGACCTGCTGCTTCGTAGTAAGCTACTGTGAAAGTAGTTGCTGAAGGAACCGCAGTAACGATTGCTTTGTTGAAAACACCTGAAGTGTTGTTTTGAATCATAACAGTTTGACCAACTCTAATAGCGATGTAAGTTACACCTGAATCAGCTACTGTATAAGTTGCTGTGTTAGAGTTAATTGCTGCTGCTGAAGTACAGTTTGTGTACTTAATGTGAAGACGTCCTTGTTCTGCCCATTTAATTTGGTCAGAGTTAGACGGCATTTCAGCACCTACCATTCTCAAGAATGATGCGATGGTTCTATTACCGTATCTTTCAAATTCTTTTTCGTAAGTATCAGGAAGATACTGGTTCAAGAAGTTAAAATTGGTAATATAGTTTGTCGATAATGCTACTTGTTCAGCACTTGGCTGTAACGCAAAAGTAGGATTAGATAATAATGTACCTGCCATTTTAATTAATTTTTAAATTTATACTCTTTTTATACTACGGATTCTAAGACTTCTACCGGAATCAGGATTTACCGCTTTTACCTGCATTCCATCCGTTGACTTTGTAACTTCAGGTGCTCTATTTGTAGACATTTGAATGTTTTTAATGCTCTTCATAGTACCTTCTGTTGCATCAGCTTGACCTTGTTCGTAAAAGAACTTAGCAAACTTCTCAGGATTCATAGCGACTGCTAATGATTTGTGATAACCAGCTGCATCTTTAATTAACCCTTGCTCATCTAAAAACTTATTAATAAAGTTAGCAGGTGTGGCTTGAGCCTTTTTAAGTTCATTGGCTTCTCCAGGATTGAAAGTGATTTTTTTGTCATTAACATTGAACTCAAAACCTTTGAACTCTCCGTTAAATACTTCATCAGACTTTTGGTTAAACCAATTTCTTTTTCTTTCATTCTCTTCGTCAATCGTCTTCGCTTGTTGGGTATATTGCTTATAGCTTTCGTAAATCTCTCTTTCCTCATCAGAAACAAGCGGAACACTTGACTCAAGTGGCACTTTGTATTTTTCTTTTTGAGAATTGAAAAATTTCTTTGCTTCAGCAACAGCCTTTTTCTTTGCGATTTTAACTCTTTTAATATGTGACTCGTCATCAACATCTTCGTCATAACGATAATCATCCATTAAAGAATCAATATCATCAGCATCAAGTCCTTCTTGAGTTACTGATAAATAATTTTTAAGTAAACTTTCAGGTTCCATTGAATCATAATCTTTCTTAAGATTTAAGAAATCTTCAAATCCCCTTCCTGTTTCCTTTTTATATTTCATATAAGCAGCAACATCTTCAGGTAAAGCCTCAGCTTCTTTCCTTTCTGCTGTTAATTCATCTAATGAATTTATCTGCTTATTGTATCTTTTTCCAATATATGAAAGAACTTGTTCTTCATCTAATTCAGGTTGTTGAACAATTTGTTGTACAATTTCCTCTTGTGGTTGTACATCATCTTGTACCGTATCTTGTACCTCTTCAAACTGCTGTTCGTGTTTTTCAAGTAACTCTTGTTCTACTTGAGCAACTCCTTTTTCTTCAGAGCCATCTAATAATCTTACTTTCATTTCCATTTAATTTGATTTTATTTGATTTAATTTTTTACAAAGCTATACAATTTTTTTGATATTTTATCGAGGCTCAAATTCTGACAAATCAAATCCGTCCAAACTGTCTTCATTTGACTCAAAATTTAACGGAGGTAAGTTGTTTTTCCTTTGGTCTATTAACTTTGATTGCTCTGTATTTTGTTGGCTAATACGCTTAGCTTTAGCATCTTCTCTTTCTTGCTCACGCTTACTTAAGGTTTGCATCTCCATACCACTAAGCTGTTGGTTATATTGAAACTCTTCAGCCATCAAGTGAGATTTCAACTCAGCCTGTACCTGCATTGTTTTAATATTGTATTCAGTTTCCATTTGTTTTAACTGCATCTTAGTCTGCAATTCAACTTGCATTTTCTGCATCGCCAACTGACCTGCCATCTCTTGAGACTTCAATTGCTGTTGAGCCATCATTGCTTGTTGTTGCATTTTCATTTGCTCCTCACGGTCTTGTTTCTTAATTCGCTTCATCTTCAATAATTGATTAGCAAGTTTAAGATTTCTAATCTCACGAATGTCAATTGCATCCTCAAGGTTAATGTCTCCTTTAGATAATGCCATTTGAATATTAGCTTCAAGCTGTGCTTTTTGTTCTTCATCAGGTGCAACCTCAATAAAGATACCAAAGTCATAAATATAAAGGTCAGCAATGTCTCCTAATATAGATACATTGTATCTACCTATTTGGTTTATAAACTCATCTTTAAAGTCAGAGTATTCTAATATATCTCCAATTCTATAAGTCAATGCTTCTGCCATTGAACGATAAATATATAGACCACCTTCAAGAATATGACGTGTAGCTGTATTTGAATTTAAAGCTGCTAATTTTTGTAAGCCAACTAATGAATGTGGGTCAGGAGTAGAGCCATCTCTTGCTTCATTTAAACCAGTTACAGTTCTAATCATATCCATATAGTGGTTATAATTAGCAATAAGCATTTGTGTTTTCCCTACACCTGTATTAGAACTTAATTGTGTAATTGGAACCTTAGCATTATTAAAGTCTCCATCTTGAGTAAAGCTTCTACCGATTACCGAACCCGTTTGGAAGTACAATCTCAAAGCATCCTCAGGATTATAAGCCGCTCCATTACCTAAGTCAACCTCATTAAGACCATCGGCATCAATAAATACACCATCAGGTACTACACGATTAATTACTTGTTGTAACTTTAAATGCGTAATTTGGATAAGGTCAGCAAATGGTATCATTCTACGCACTAAAGACTCAATAGCTCCTTTATACATACGTGGTGCTGATGCCACATAATTTGGTAATGCGTGTTGTGAAGCTGATTTTGGTCTTACCATATTCTCAGACAATCTCCATTGTAAAAGAATATTTGTACCCATAACCATAATACCTTCATACCACACATCAATAGTTTTCTCTATCTTCTCGAAATTTCCTTCTTCCATCATCTCTGTTGGAGGATTGAAAGTATCGTCTTTTTCAATTACACGAGAACCACCATTATCAAGTATCTTCTTTTTGTAAACTACTTTCTTAGTAGTCTTATAGTTAAAGTACATTAACGTACAAGTATCACGAGAGAATACACTATTCTCATAGAACTGAGCTACATTAAAATAATCGTACCAACCTTGGCTGTATTGAGTAATCTCTTGTAAATCTTCTTTAGTTAAACTTTGGTCAATCTTCATTAACTCACTAATAGGAAGCGTTTTGATTTCTCCCCAATAGAAACAATCTTTAAAGTAAGGGTCTTCAGTATAGCTATATACAACATTAGCAGGGTCAACATAAGATATTTGTACACCTGTTCCTTGTAGAAACTCGTGCTTTGCTATAGATATACCAAGTACGGTAGCATCATAGTCAAGTCTTTTTCTAATATCTTCGTAATGATTTTCATCAAATATAGTATTGATAGCTTCTTCTTCAGCTATCTCGATTGCAGGTTTGTAATTAAGCTGCATATATAAACTTAACTCTTCATCAGAATCAGGAAGTTTATCAGGGTCCATAGTAAAAGCATTGTAACCTGTCTCTTGCTTTATAGTTTCTAATACAGGCTTAGCAACCATTTGCCCCTCAATCATATTTTGGTATTTACTCCTTTTTGATTGAGACATAGCATCTTGAGAATATGCTTTAACTTTAAATAGTCTATCAGACATACCATTGACAACAATGTCAACGAATTTAGGAATGATTGGAACCGGTGTCCAGTCTAAGTTTAAATAAGATAAATCACCATCAATAGCTAATTCATTTTTATATTTACCAACTGATTGCTCTCCTCTTGCGTATAGCCTAAGTCTATGAAATTCTCTCCATTGACCATAGTATCTGCAATTATTTCCATCCTTTCTAAACCACTCATATTGAATAGCTTGACCAACTTGTAGTCCAAATTGTTGGGATGCTTTTTCCGCATCAGTAGCTAACTGACTTGGAAAGGCTGACGATGTAATATCGATTGTTACGTTTTTCATCTAATTAATTCACTTGTTGTTCCATCATTCGAATACCTTGCGAAGTTAACAATAATTTTTGAATCTTTTTTCTCCGGCATATATAAATGCTTCTGGTTAGCCATAATAGCTAATCCTGAACTTATAGATGCATCAAATTTAGTTCTATCGTTAATATCAAATTTTGCCCAATCCTCCAGGGTTCTTGTAAAGGGCATTGTGCCCATACTATCATTATCTCTGTAGGTTGAGGTAAAATCAATCCCTACATATTTTTCAATGTAAGACTCGATTGCCGAAGCGTGTGACTGCTTCACGTCTTCCGAAGAGTTTGGTATTCCTCCAAGCTCTCTTTCAGTTTTTGTTAATTTATTATATTGCTTATCAGGTCTGTTTAAACAGTATCCTCTATATCCTCTGTTTTTAAAATGGTACAACAACCTTGGCTTATTGTTCTCAATTAAAATAGGCATACCATAAAAAACACAAGCCATCAATACTTCTTCAAAGAATATCTCTGCTGTTTGTGGTCTTGCTATATATTCTAAGAAAAACTCATTAGAAGGCGCTTCATCCATATTAAACTTAGTAAGCCCGTGCAAAGAACCATTAGACCCTCTACCTCCAACTACTGCAGATATATCATACGAGTCACAACCAAATGACCCTATGTGTTCATTACCGGGATGTCGCATTCCATTCTTAAAGTAATGGTTGTTCTGTAAGTGTTTAGCAGGTGTCCAACTAACTAAGAATCTACCTCTTGAGTCAGGAGTAAATATAACCTCAGTATCTTTCATACCATCTCTCCAATGAAACGAACCACGCGTAGTATAATGCTCTTTTATTAAACTGTCGTTATAGTCTATCTGTTGGTATATCTTTGTAAGATTAAATAAAGATTGTTTACTTTCATCTCTAAATGCGTGAGACTCTGTTCTTGGAAACTGACGATAAAACTCATTCAGTGCATCAGCATCGTTCTTAAGAGAATCAACCTCTGCTTCCCAATAATCAACAGCTCCATTTTTAATCATCATACCATCAACTCCCTTAATAGGGTCTTCAGGCTTCTTAAATACAGGCATACCATACAAGTCTATAAATCCCTCCATATTCCATTCCATAGGAATAAATAAAGCATACAGACCACTTTTAGTTTGACCATTGGCATTACGAGTAGTAACTACTGAATCCTCAAACATATCCTTATAGTTTTGACCTCCTTTAGATAATGCATTTGATGTTGAGCCCATCATACATTTACCAATGATTTTAGACCCCAATCGAAGACAGGTTTTAGTTACTCGCCAATTCTCTTTAATGTTATTTGGCTTAGTCCATTTACCACTATTTAAACTTAAGGTAAAGTCTTCTAATATTAATTTTCTTTCATCATCATTTTCTCCGTCTACTTGTATTCCTATATACTCTCCTTTATCTAAATATTCTACAGAAACTTTATTTCTTCTTCCTCTTGTTTGAGGAGTGTAGTCTTCAAAAGATTTCTTTTTAGTGATAATCGGTATTCTTGCAAGGTCTCCTGATATAGCTAATTTATATACATCAGTATTATAATTACTTATGCTATGTTTTACATTAGAACAAGATAAACCGCAAGATAAAGCTATAAATCTAATAGAGTCAACTATATGTTTTTTACTCATTCCAATTTCTATAGCCCCTTTCTTTTTATCAGAATAACCATCAGAATCAATTAATCCTGCTAATAACTGAAGTCTTGTGTCTATTGAAGATTTAAGATATTGCTCAGGTATATGCTTATTATTATACACCCCTATATCTCTTAACGATTGATTAATTCCTTTAAATTTAAACTCAATTATTTTTTCACAAGATACTTTTTTAAGTTCAAAAGGAATGTTTTTCATTTCAGCAATCATACCTAAATAATGTAATAATTCGGGCTCTTCTTCTTTATTTACTAATATTGTAAACGCTTGTTTTCTACCATCTCCTAACCACACTCCTAACAAATAAGGAGGTATTCCATTAAATATATCTTCAGATTCTATACCATTAGATACAATTCTTGTTAAATGTTGCTTCCTATATTTAGATGAATTAAAAAATTCTTTAGCAGTTAATATTACTTCTCCTTTATTATAATCGTTTAATACTAATATGTGATTTTCTGTAACTATATAATCCTTACCGTATGGTTGTTTTATTAAATACCTGTCAGTTTCTCCTGATGTTTTCTTAGTAACTGTTTTTATCTTTCCGCCTTCAACAATAATTTTATCTCCTATATTAATATCTTTAATCTCTTTAAATGTCCAATCTTCAGTAAGTATTAATGTATTAGGAGCATAGCACTCATCGTGAGCCAAGAACAATAACTTTTCCCCATCATAAGAGTTATCTTCTGTATTCTTCCAGTCAATTGACGTATCTAAGCCTTCTATAATTTCAGCCTCAGTATCGTACATATTCTTCTTTGTAATCTTAGATGCAGGCACACGGAAAGCCAACTCTGTCTTTGGTTTATCCATACCATCCATAATAGGTTTGAAGAAGAAAGGTAATCTACTATTAATTGGAACTACCTTATCGGTAAACATTTTCTTAGCATCGGCTCCTGTCTTAGACAATATCCCAATACGGGAATCTCTCGCAAGAGTTCCTATGTTTACACACTCAGATGATGACATAAAAGAGAATCCTGAACGTCTAATCTTCAAGTATATCATTCCAAAACTTCTTGTGTCTGCTTTACAAGCTTCCCAAAAAATCCAATAGATTCTATTTGCTTCACGGAAATCAGGATAACCAACGTCAATACTTGACCATTGTAAATACATATAATGAGACCCTGTAATATAAGTAGGCTCTCCGTTATTCATAAACCAATATCCTTTTTCTCTATAATCAAACTCTTGCTCGATATAATCTACCCATCTGTTTTTAAATTCAGAAGGCATTTCATTCCATTGAAAGATTGATTGTATTCTTGAGAGTTGCTTTGGCATTGGTTCTCTCTCCCAATATTGCTCTATTTTTGAAGTACTTCTTTTATGACATTCTTTTGGAGCTTTAGGTAATGCAACATAAAGACCGGAGATATTAACTATCTCGCCTATCTCACCAGTCTTTGATATTACTACAACATCATACTGCTCGTTATAACCATACAGCCAAGACTTATTACCATTTTTCTTGGTAATAGCGTTAGATGGTATATAGTCTTTAACTACAGTGTAGATATTATTTTGACCTTCTTTCTGCAAATCCTTGTTTTGTATCCGTTTTACTTTCTCCTTTTTCTGCTATTTCAAGATTGTCTTTCTCTGTTTCTATTCTATTAAGAATCTCGAAAGCATCGAATATAGCTAACTTCTTTGTAGCTGCTGCGTTCTTTAGTTTGTCAGCTGCTAAATCATCTCCGTCCATATCAGGATTTAAGATTGATTCTTCTGCAACTTTAATAAGTTCTAATACTGCCTTATGACCGGCAGCAATAATTTTTAGTTTTGTTTCTTTAGTTGTCATAGCTTCATCGTAATTTGGTGGTCGTACATACGATATAGTTTCTCTCCATCAACGGTGAACTCGTATTCACTATCGGGAGTAAAACAAACAAAGTCATCTTTTTTGATTCCTTTACTTAATAAGTATTCATTTGGATAAACCATCTGCCCCATTAGAGGTTCTTCTGAAAAAGGTTTTTTAATATACGATTCAGTTGCAGCAATTGGTCTAACAAAACAATATCTATCGTAGGCATACCAAGTAGTACCTTTCTTATACATAAAGAATTGTTCTGTTTCTATAAAGAATAAGTCATCTCTAAAAAAGCTCTTTCCGCTTCTTTGACGACCTCTAACATCGTTATAATACTTAAAAGCATTATGATGTACTAAAAGAGTGTCTCCTATAGATATAGGACCATTGTAGCCAACAGGTAATTCAATAACTTCTGCGAATCTATTAGAAAACTTGTGGTCTTCTTCAGAGGTACTTACTATAAATTCAATACCTCCTATCTCTCTTGTGTTATCGTATCTTTTCCCATTTATAGGCTTTGCTATAAAGTAGAACGGTGATTTCATTAAAAATCTATATTAAATTCGATTGAAATTGGAACCGTAAAGGTAAACTCTTTCCACAAGACTACCTCATCTTTTTTGTTAATTATGTAAATTAATATTGATTTTGTTTCAATATTGTACTTAATTAAGTGAATTTCATTAGAATCGCCAAGTATTTTTTGACCTACAATGTAGTGCATAGCACCATTTTTGTAATCCGGTCCAATTGATATTTTACGAATATCCATTTAGCTTAAATTTACCACATCTACGGTGTACCCTAATGTTTCATATTCCAATTTAGAATACAATTCAGCGCTTGATAAATCTTGCATTTGTCCTTCTTCTAACTCTACAGTTATATTTGACATTGGCACATCCGTTAATAATATACTTGCCCCACTTTTATAGGCTTCTTCACTCTCGTATGTATACGATGCAATTTCCAATGTTACTCCATTTGGTCTTGCTCCATACTCTAAACGAGCATAAACACTTGGTAATTCAATTTCTGTTCCTTGAATTAAAATCTTTTTTTCTGCCGTAGCACTTACTAATAGTCCCATTTTTTATTTGTTTTTAAATTATGAATGTCCAACCTGTTGATTTGTATATGTATAATCCTTCCGTCGCATCTGTACAATAAACCATTAATCCAACCGCTGGCAATGATATTGCTAATCTTTGAGCGTTTGTCATT